GGTTTCCTGAGGCAGGTGAGGAAAACTGTGATGGGTTTAAAGTATATGCGAAACGACCTGCGGGTTGATTACCATCAAATGCTATAAGAGAAGATGTAAAAAATATACTTTGAGTAAGTTCCGCAGTAGTTCCACCACCGACCCCTATTCCAACTAAGAAGCTAGTGTGGGTGGCAAAAGTTGAGTTATTCTCTATAAGAAATTCAACTCCACTATTTAGAGATAAACCATCATCTATACCTGAGTATGATTGAGTAATACCATTAGATGTTCTTATCTCATAAGAAGCAGTTACGGGTCCTACAAAAGATCCTCCGGGACCCGCAGAAGATGTGTAATTTTCTTCAACTACCTGTGTTAGTAAAAAATCACCATCTATATTACTAATTTTTGAAGCAAAAGCTGATGATATTTGTTGGTAAGCTGTGTCAGAAAATCTAGATTTAGCATCTGAGTTATTACCTATTAACATATCCTGCCAGTTCTTTTTTTTATAAGGGACATAAACTACACCATCATCAGTCCTAACAATAGAACTTGTTTCTACTTTAGTAACATCAAAATAAAATGATTGATCTCCTTGCTTCAATCTAAAAGGGATATTTTCTACCCCAACAAATCGAGCAACTTGACCATTAATTGTTCCTCCAGAAGCTGCAGATGCAGATATAGAAGAGTGGGGTGTTAATTCAAATTCTTTTCCCGATTTTTTATCCTTCTGTTTTGACATTTTCTTCTTCTATATACGATTTTATTTGGTTTTGCAATTTTAATGCGACATTATATACTATTTGAATGTCTTTTCCATTAAAATCAGATTTAGCCACCAATGATAATAAATATCTAGCTTCTTCTAATTCTAATAAATAACTTAATTCATCTTGTTTTGATTTTGTTTTTAATTCTGATTTTATTGTTGAAGTTGACTTACCTTGTAATTTATTTTTTAAATTTTTAAATGATGACATACCTTTATTTTTATTATACATATATAATTATATTCCTAAATAAAATTCACCTCCTAAATATATTATTCCTCCATCTACTACTGAGGGTTCGCTTGCGAACTCTGTGAAAGAAAGAACCTTATTAGTATCTACTTTAAGGGCATCGTTTCCATTTTGAGATATTAATAATAAATCACTAGTATTTGAAGAATCTTCATTATTTACTATAAGAGAACTTCTTACTTTTACTATTCTATCTGCTTGAGAAGTAAGATATTCATCAGAAATAATCCAATCATTATCTTCCCCTGTATTTATATTAGTTACATTGGTTGTGGGGCCGCCTCCACTTCCACCTCTTGTAGTAGGTATACTAAGGGATTGAGCTCTAGTACTAGGTTCTTCAATTACTGTGGTAGCTTGATTTAAAACTATTTGGGCTTTACTAAAATATCTAGTATTTTGTTCTTTAAGTTTTTTCTGTATATTATCAGGTACTACATAACCTTGTAATTTTAAGGTAAAATTGGCCCTGACTATTCTTCCATCATCATTACTTATTTCATTAATGTTAGTGAATTGGTCAATCATGGCCATGAATTTAAATCTTTCAGAATCACCCCAATAAGAATCTGATGAATAATTTACGGCTTCAATAATTTTATTAAGTTGAGATATATAATCTGTCCATATTATACCATTATACGTTAAATTAACATAATCAGGTATGACTACAGCATTGAATTCTTTTTGAGGTATTCTATTATTTAATATAGAAAATCTATCATAAGAGTTTCTTTTAGTGTATTTTTCTTGTTGAGTTATATATAATTGTGGGTTATTAGCATCTAATTTATTTCCTAAGTCCCTTCTTTTTTCAATGCTTTCTCTTTTAAGCATAACGAGAGGGGTTTGGACTTTACCTCCTCGATCTCTATAGAATCCATCTTTTTGAGCTAATTTCCATCTTTCACCTGAACCATAAATTACGGGAACATCTATAAGGTCTCCATTTGATAAAACTGAAGGTTTAATAACATTTTCAAAATAATAAAAAATTGCTTCATCTATGTCTTGAAGACCTAAATGAAAACTTGAATTTGATTTAGAGTCATTTTTACTATTAATGGTACCCCTATTTTTATTAGGTCTAATATCTGGTCCTAAAGCACGGGCAGGGACATTAGGAGATCCTCCTTGGTCTATAGCATTGTTTACTATTGCTTGCTGAGACAATTCATATTGTCTTGCTACTTTTGGTTTTTTTGCTATTCTTTTAGTCATTAACTATATAGTTGAGTACGGGGATTAGCACTAGTTGATTCTACTTTAGTTGTAGTTGGATAAATTCCAGATCTAAAAGGAACTGTTTTAAGTTGTTCAACTCTTGATTTACTACCTTTACAAATTATAGAAAGAGATACACCAAAATCATCTGTATCTTCATTCATTGAATGGTCTGGGTTCTTACCTACAAAGAATTGGTTTTCTACAATACTATTAAATTCAAAAAAATCATTATTATATAATACTATATCTCCTATTTCAGGTACTAAATCTTTTTCCACTAAATTGGCTCTTAAAAAAGCAAAAGTAAATTGCTGTGTAGAGTCGGGTCCAAAATCAGTTTCACTCCATGCTTGATCTTCTCTTGTAATTAAACAAGGAAGTAGTAGAGGTTCATAATATATTTTATTTTCTGCTTCACCATATACATTAGTAACAGTGTCTTGGAGGACAAATTTATAAAATCCAACTTCTTGTTGAATAATATCATTCATTAATTCTTTATTCATTGTTCTAAATAAAGATATATCTCTTGCTCCTCCAAATAATGGCATTATATTTTAGTTAAAGTATTAGGGTTAAATATTATATGACGCAAACCTTTAATTCTCATTCCCGGATCTCCTTTATCACTACTTAACATAGTAGTTTTTAAAAATTCTAAATCTTGTTTAGGATCATTTCCTGCTACAAATTTCATAGTTGCAGTATGAGTTTCCTTCCCATCATTTCTAGATCTATTTTTAGCTTCTATCTCATCTGAGGTATTAGAATTAATAATTGTGACTTTTCTAGTTGCTCTCATACCATCTAATATATCAGTAAAATTAGCATCCTTATCAGATATTATTGTTACATTTACAGAGTAAATATTAAGAGCTTCATTTAATATGTCTTTTAATTTAATCATGCTACATAAATAGGATAAGGTACTTTAGTCATTACTTCTTGAGCATTTTGAGCTATTTGTGCATCTCTTTCTGTGTATTTAGCTCTTGATGATTCTTCGAGCATCAATTTCAATTCATCAATTAGCGCAGTCTTTTCAGCTGCCGCCTCACTTCTTAATTCTGCTGCGTTAGTTGTAACTTCAGCACCTGGAATAGGAACTGTTGAGTATTTTCCTCTAATACTTGCTAACATTTCTTTAGAAACTGCTAATGTGTATCTAAAGATCCATTGTCTTGATGGAGAATTTATTGTATTGTATGTTATATTAGTATATGGAACGTTAGATACATTAGTAATTAAATTAGTAGCAGTAGTTCTAACAGGATTATTTCTATCAGTTTTAACTACGTAATCAAAATATAATTTTTCATTCCTATTAGGTATTGGGAATATTTTTAAAGCATCATTACCTATTAATTCAAACGAATATGCCGATTTTCTTATTTGATCATTAAGTTCTATAGCTTGGACTTTTAGGGCATCATAGTAAGTAGGCATTAACATAAAGTTTACACCAGGTGAATAATTACCAAACCCAAATGATTCCATTAATGATTGAATACCTGTGCCTGTGCCTGCATATGGGTCAAAATATCTTACAATAGCTGCGGGAGCATAATGGTATATTCTTTTTATCTCTATAGGATTACCTGATTCGTTAACATTTGTCCATAAATCAGTAAGTGAATATTTTTGCTGACCAACCGTCATATCTATACTTCCTGTTTTATAAGTAATATTACCTCCAGATCCTGCTTCTGTGCCATATTGTTCAGATATAGCAATTGTATTACCCATATTGGGTTGAACATATTGGTTATTTAAATCACTTCCTGTAGTTGATCCTTCTAGGGTACCTATATTTTCAATAATTTTATATTGATAAACATATTGAGCATAAGTAGTTACTGCTTCTTCAAAGGCGGTAAAGAAATTTACGGCTTGTAATTCAATATCAACTATGGGATAACCTAGTCTTTGGGCACACCAAGTTGCTACTTGATCTGCTGATGATGTGAAATCTACATCATGATCATAAAACCCAAAAGGAGTTGGGTTTGCAGTGTCTGAAAAGGAAGCAGATCCGGGCCAAATTGAAATTGATGCCATAGTTTAGTGTTTGGTCATAAATATAATAAAAAATTAGTTAATGATAACCATTCAATAATTCTAGTAAATCATCTATAGCAGCATGTCTATGTGAGTCTGTTAGTACTGATTTGAATACATACTCAGAGTTAGCTAATTTAGCCATATCGTGATAAGCTGAGTGTTGTTTGTCTCGTAAGTCGATTTGATAAGAATCACCACAAAATATCATTTTTGAGTCTTTACCCAATCTTCCGATACACATCGCCAATTGAGATTTAGTTAAATTTTGATATTCATCTACTATAACTATAGCATTATCAAATGTTCTTCCTCTAAAATGAGCTAAAGATACTAATTCAATTTTTTCTTCTTTTTCTAATTTTTCTAATATTTGTGGTTTATTATAAACTTTTCGCATATTAGATCTAATAGGTACTAACCAAGGTTCCATTTTTTCTCTTTCTGATCCTGGTAAAAATCCATTATCTTCTGTTGAAATGGTTGGTCTAGTAATAATGATTTTATTAAACTGGCGTTTAAAAAATTGATCTAAAGCTATTTGTACTGCTAATAGTGTTTTACCTGAGCCTGCTTTCCCTACTACAAAATTATAGGGGTGATTTAAAATTTGTGTTTTTGCTTTCTTTTGTTCTTCCGATAAGCTAACCGAGAACCTAATATTACCCTTAGGTGGGGTTTTTTCAATATTTTGTTTAGCCATTATAAATGGATTAAGAAACGTTTGTTACTCATACATATAAAAAAAAGGGCCGCTTTCGCGGCCCTTTCTAAGGTAGAATTATATATTAATCCCTTTAACTTACACTAAGTTAAGGTCTTGACAAACTACTTTACCGTAGAAGTCTGGACGAACCATCTTCTTAGCGTAGCGAGTCATAATTCCTTTACGTGGTGTAAATGAAGAAGGATCATACACAAGAGGAGTCATAATTAACGGAATATAAGGTGCGAAAACAGCTCCTGTTTCTAGGAATTC